GTAACCGCCGTCCGGATCGGACTGCGTGGTGAGGCCGGCCTTGACCTCCAGCTCGCGCATGCCGCTCTGCGGCTCCATGCCCTTGCGGAAGTAGGCGCCGAACGCGTCGGAGTGAGCCTTGGCCTCGGGCGACACTGCGGCGTTCCCGCCGACTTTGGCCGCCGCTGCCTCGGCCTGAAGCCGTTCGATCTCCTTGGTCAGCGCGGTCAGGTCGGCGTTGATCTTCTCGACCTGCTCGACGGTGATCGGGTCCTCGCCCCTACCCTCGAGCTGCTGCAAGCGCTTGTCGTTCTGCGCCTTGAACTCCTCGAAATTGCGATTGAGGGCCTCGACAATGGCCTTGGGATCAGTGGCATCCGCACGCACGAACCGGATCGCGCGCGGCATGGCCGCCGGCGCCGGAATCGCGAGGATGCTGAGCAGCACATGCGCCTGCGCAAGGCCATGCGAGTGTGCAACGAGATGTGCGAGAGTCGCGGCGGCCGCAGGCGCGGCAGGCACGATCATCAGGGCCGCGAACGCCACGCAGGCGGCCGCGAAAGCCACAATCTTTCTCATGTGGTTTGCTCCTTATTGAGCGATGGTGTTGGCGAGGCCCGCAAGAGCGGCCCACGCGTCGGCGGATCCGGCAGAGTCCGTCGTGCCGGAATCGTGGGCAGCGCCTGGCGTGCCCTTGATCTTGTTGATGCGCTCGCGCGCCTGGGTGCGGCTTAGGCCGGAGGCCATCAGCTGCAGCTCCATCGAGCGAACGTCGTTGAGTCTGCGATCAGCGGCCTTGGTCTTGTCGTCGGCCGTGATCTGATCGCTGGAGAGCAGCGCGTCGGCGAAGCCGCGTTCGATCGCCTGGCTGCCGCTCATGAACGTCTCCGCGTCCATCCACTTGGCGACATCTTCGGCCTTCTGGCCGGTGCGCGCTGCGTAGACGTCGCGCATCGCCGCATCGAACGGCTCGAGGAATGCTGCGGTCTCCGCGAGGTCGTGGCGATTGCCCATCGCCAGTACCCAGCAGTTGTGGATCATGATGAAGCTCGCGGCGCCGATCTCGACGGCGTCGCCGGCCATCGCGATGATCGAGGCCGCCGAGGCGGCCATGCCCATGATCTTGACGGTGACGTCCTGCGGATGCTCGCGCAGCACGTTGTAAATCGCGATGCCTTCGAACATGTCGCCGCCAGGCGAATTGATCTGGACCTCGACCGGACGATCGCCGATGGCCTTGAGCTGGGCCGACACCTTCTTCGCGGTGACTCCACCACCGGACCAGAAGTCCTCGCCGATGAGGTCGAACATCGTGATGACGTTGTCGCCGGTCGACACGGCGCGGATGCCGGCGGCTTCCTCGCCCCATTTGTCGAGCACCGTCGACCGGGTGAGTGCACATACATCCCGCGAGGCGGGGACCGGCAACGCGCCTGGACGCGCATGGGCGAATACCCGATGAAAAGCAGCTGGCTTCATCTCGTCCTCGTTTCGTTTTCAGGCGGCGATGCGACAGTGCGCGCGCTCGGGCACCTCGATCATGAACCCACGCCCGAACACCGTTCGGACGAGTCCTGGCATCTTGTGGCGGAGGTGATGCGAGAGCTGATGCATCACCTTCTCGGTATATTCCGGCTCGAGGTCCGGGTTTGGCCAGATCGCGCCGATGATGTCGCTGTACGAGACGAGCTGACCGCGGTGCAGCAGCAGCATGGCCAACATCTCGCATTCCTGCGGCGACAGGCGCACGCGCCTTTCGCGGTACAGGCATTCGTTCCGGCGGTATTCTCGCCAGGTCATGCGGATCGGATCGTTCATTGTGCTGACTCGCCATCAGGCGGCCAGCGTTACCCCTGGCCTCCGCTCGGGCCGCCGGCGCCATCGCCGGCGTTGGGATCTGTTGGGTTGTTGCCGCTGGTGTTCGGAGGCGGGTAAAACTCGCCGCCAGTGCCATCCTCGCGCGGGTTGTAGTCTTCGAGGGCGCGCACCTCGTCGGGATTGAACCAGCCCCACTGCAGCGCTCGCGAGTAATATTCGCCGCGCGCCTTGAGGTCGCCGCGGACCAGCGCCGCGCGGTTGAACCTAGCGTAGAGCTTGGGATCGTCGCCAAGGAGGTCGGCGTTCACCGCCTCCTCCCACATCGTCAGATAATCCTCGAGCGTATAGGCAACGAAGCCGTTGTTCTTCATCTCGAGGCCGGTGCCCCAGTTGGAATCGCTGCCGCTGTTATCGCCGATCAGAAAGGGCGGGACGCCGTAATACATGGCGATGTCCGAGCGGGTCAGCTTGCGCGCCTCGATCCACTGCAGGTCCTGCGGGGTCAGTGAGATCTTGTCGTACTTGAGACCCTCCTCAAGGATCATCACCTCGCCTTCCTGCTCGCCGCCCTGCGCGAAGCGGTTGAGCGAATCCTTGAGGTGCGTGAACGCCTTGTCGCTCAGCGACTTCTCGGTCGATACCGATCCGGATGCGCGAGCGCCCTTGCGCATCACGCGGCCGATATGGCGTTCCATCGAGATCGCCGTTCCGATGGTTTCACGGGCATAAGTCAGCGGAGTGACGCCGGTGATTCCGTCGAGCGTCAGGCCGAACAGGTGGAACACCTCGTCCTGGCTGAAGGTCGTCATCGTTCCGTTCTTACGGACGAAGTCGTACTGCATCGAATTGTCGTCGAGCTGCTTCGGTGTCACGCGCGCCGGATGCAGCGGGATCAGCTGCTGCACCTTCCCGCCGACGCCTGGCACCTTGTAGGCATAGGCGTTGCCGCGGGTCAGCACATGCGCCTGCATCATCCGCTTGAACTGGTGCGGCTTCTGCCACTTGTTCGGGCGCCTGCGGAGCAGTGCATATGCCCAATGGTCGGATGCCTCGGCGCGACGACGATCATCGATGCGGCGCTTGATATCGAACGGCAGCGTGGCGATCGGCGACGACAGGAGTCGGACGCATCCGAATACCGCGCCGTTGGCCATTGCCGTTTCCGGCGTGACCGCGATCCCGCTCTCGGTGATGTTGCCGTAGCGGAGGGCCTCCTCGAGCTGCTGCGGCGTCACGATGATCGCGCCCGGCCCGTCGGTCTGGAAGTTGGCCATCGGGCGCGACGATCCGCTGGAGCGGAAACGGTCGAAAAATCCCATCCCCTGCTCCCTAGATGACCATGATCCCACGATCTTCGTAGACCGAGGATTCCTCGAAGCTCGCCATCGCAACACCGACCGCCATGACGCCGGCGACGATCCCGTCGATCTTCTCGGCCGAGCGCTTCTTCGCCGGCATGAAGTTCAAATTCTCGTCGAACCGGATGGTGACGTTGCCAGCCATCCACCGCAGCACCGGATGCCCGCCGTGATCGAGCAGTCCGGCAAATACGAGCCGCTCGAAATGCTTCGACGGCTCGCCCATGCTCATTATGCCCTGACGGATCAGCACCAGCTGCTCGTCGCTGACGCCGTTCTTCTGCAGATCGCCGATCAGTTTGCCGGCGTTCCAGCTGTCATAGCCGATCTGCTGGACGTCATAGTCGTCGAAGCCTGCGAGGACCGCCTTTTCGACGAATCCCTGATCGACAAAGTCGCCTGGCGTCGTCTCCAGCGCGCCCATGTCCAGCCACTTGGCGAACGGGACCCGCGGGTTCTGGCGGATCCGGTCGGCCAGGGTTTCCTCGGGCACCCAGAACCGGCAGGCGAGCCGCCAGCGATCATCGCCCTCGTCAGGCTCGAACAGCCAGGCAAGCGCCGTCAGGTCGCGGGTCGATGAGACGTCGAAGGCGCCGAAGCAGCGCCTTCCGGCCATGTCGTCGAGGACCGTCTGCCACGATGTCTTCGACTTCGCGCAGGCGTCCCACTTCTTGATCGGCAGCCAGCGCTCGGTCGATTCGACCCACTGGTTAAGATGGTAGCACTTGAAAGTGGCGGTCTTGCGCGGGTTGCCCTTGGCGAGCGCGGCCTCGCGGCGAAGGAACGGCAGGGTCGGAGACAGCCCGAGCGACGGGTTCGCCCGCGCCCAGACCTTCTCGTCCTCCCAGTCGTCCTCCTCGGCGGCCGCAAACAGCACCACCAGCGTGGTCGGATCGTCGGCCCTGGCCTCGAGGATCGCGAGGCTCTCGTCCCACAACTCGACGCCGGTGAGGTTCGTCTTGAGGCCGGCAGTCGAGGCGTACAGCTCCATCGGCTCGAGGCGGGTGCCGGTGCCCTGGCGAAGGTCGTTCTCGACCTTGCGCGAGCGCCACTCGTGCATCTCGTCGCCGATGATGACGACCGGCCCTTTGCCGTGCTTGCCTTCCTCCGCGCCCGTCAGCAGCTCGCACGCCGCAGCGCACGGCTTGAGGTACATCGAATCCTTGTGGGCCTGGATGTCCGCAGCGAGGCGGTCGTTGTAGCCGACCATCGCCTTCATCTTGTTGAAGGGCAGGCGCGCCTGCTCCTCATCGCGCGCGAACACGTACGCCTGACCGCCGACCACGCCCTCCAGCGCCCAGAACAGCAGCCCCAACGCAGCAAGGAACTCGCTCTTGCCGTTCTTGCGCGGAATCCACAGCCTGAGGCAGCGGAACAGCCGCACCCACACCGTTGTCGGCTTCATCGTGCGCGGGTCGATGATCTCGACCGGAACCTTCCACCCGACCAGCAGGCGGACAATGATCTCCTGCCAGCGGTTGAGCCGGAACGGCTCGCCCGCGAAGCGGTCGTCGGTCAGATGGAAGACCGTCGGCCACAATTCGACCACGCGGTCGGCCTTGGCAGCATCGAACCACGCGCCATCCGCCGCCTCGGCCTTGCGCCATCCCCTGATCGCCCAGTCGTATGCCGGATCATCGGCAACGGCGGCGAGCCACTCGGGAAGAGGTGCAAGTGACTCGCCGCCGGGCAGGCCTGGCAGCGGCTTCGTGCGGCGCTTCCTGGCCGACGGACGGCCCTTCGCGGCCGCCGTTCGGGCTGCCATGCTAGTTGGGACGCGCGCCTGGCGGCGGCGAATCCATCTGTTTCATCGTGCCGACCAGCGACCCGCTGGCTGGCTTTTCGGCATCGTCTCGATCAGTCTGCCGCGGCTGCTCGCCGCCGAACAGGCTTGGGTTGACCGCCGCGGCAATCTGCTGCGACTTGAACAGGTCATATTCATCGCTCGGAGTCAGGCCGAACCTGGCCGAGAGCTTGAGCACCTGGTCGAACGCCGCATCGCGGATTTTGACCACCGGACGGATACGCTCCATGCGGCCGCCGGCGACGGTTCGGACGCTCTGAGTCGCGCCCTTGGCGATGATGTCCTCGTTGGCCATCACCCACTCGGCGTAATAGACGCAGAACATTGCGAAGATGGGGCGGTGCTGCTGCTGCAGCCGGAGCGTGCCCGACAGCCGCGGTGCCATCAGCTTCCATACCGCGATCGCGGCAGCGAATAGTGGCCCGCGATCAATCAGCGCCGGCGGCGCATTCGGGTCAGCTGGGTCCGCAGGTGCCGAGGCGATAATCTCAGCGACCCGTGCGATCTCATCCTCGCGCTTGGCGACCGCGCTTCTGCGGCGGCCAGGGTTGCCCTTCGCTCTCTGCACCGCGGGCGGATCGGCTCTCCGGCCCATCGGGTTGCTCCTTGAAAGGGTGAGGCGCCGGTCAACGCCGGTCGGTCTCCGGCTGCGGCGCCTCTTCGCTGCATCCTCGCCGAACCGCGTTTTTCCAGCGGGAGGCGCGCGAAACTGAACAGGTGACCCGGCGACAGGACGAGGCCCCGCCGCCGGGTCGGCACCGGCCAACAGGGAAGTCCGGTGCGGGCTGGTTTACGATTGGCGGCGGGTGCCCACCTTCTGCCTGCTGCCATCGTTCCAGATGAACTCGCCGTTCGGCCCAACGGGAAAATAGTCCCGACAAGAGCAGCAGAAGGTGCTGCCATAATATTCGGGTTTGACGGCATAGGACTCGGCGCAGGCTCGGGGCATCGTGGTCACCGAGCCGCAGCGCTCGTGAATGTAATCGAGTCTCAACGGCTCGACATATCCCTTCGCGCGATCCTCGGGGCAGAGCACGAAGTGGTCGGCGTGCTGACCATCGGCGAGGCGCTCGTCGGTCGGGACGCCGGTGTGGGTATCCCGTACCAGCTTGCCCTTGACCGTGCAGCGCTTGCGTTCGGGGTTCATATTTCCAGCCTCGGGTCGATGCGCTTGATCGTCTGGCGGTAGGAATCGACCTCCTGCTCCCAGACCTCGATCAGCGCAGCGTAATAGTCCTCGGCGGTGATCAGCCCTTTGCGGAACATCAGCCTGGCGATGGCGCCGGTCTCGACCAGCGCCGAATTGACGCCTACCCGAAGATGCTTCGACTCAGTTTCAGCGCAGCGCTCGCCGAACGCATCACGGCGACCCTCGAGGAAGGCGACCGCAGACTGCACGCGATGCATCAGGCCCTCGATCATCCCGGCCTGCTCCGGCGTCGGCGACGGCACCTGCGTGAGATCGTGCTTTGGCATCTGGTCCTGCGCAAAAAAAAGATCTGGGCGAATATCGCGCCGAAAAATTCGGCTT